CTTGATCTGGTCAACAAAAGTGTTCAGAGCCTCGAAAGAGGTAGTGAGGAGTCCGCGCACATTGTCCTTCTGAGAGGATCCGAGCTGCTGAACCTTCTCAAGCAGACCGCCGCGGTACTCATACCCAGCAATGTACTGGCCGCCATTCTTGTCCTGCTTGTAGATGGGCACCTTCTCGCCCATGATGGCCTTGCCCAAGCCGGTGTACTCATACTCACCCGTCTTGGGATTCTCCCTGGCGAACAGGGAACCCAGCGAAAACTGGGCCTGCTCCTTGATCTGCTGGATTCGCCCGGTGATGGTGGCCGCGGTCATTTTCTCACCGTAGCCGATAGAACCGCCGGCTGTGCTGTGGTCGGCCGTATTCACAATCGGCTGGCCGGTCTTGGGATTGATCTTCGGCTTGCCCGTCTTCGGGTCCAGCACGAAATAATTCGGATCCCAGAACCGCAGCAGGTTGTTGATCATGTCCTGGCCGGAGATACCACCACCTTTTGCGACGGGGGTACCCACCTGCTTCCAAAAAGCACCAGCAGACGAGAAGCCGAACATTTGGGCCAGCTCGCCGGCCGGGATACCAGTTGCCTGAACAAGCTGGTTGATGTTTCTCGTCGGAGCCTTGTCCATGTCCATGATGCGGTCGACCGCATACATGGCCCGCTCGAACATCGACGCATCCAAGTTACCGGCACGAGCCATGGTGTCACCCACGGCCATGATGATGTCCGAAGCCTTCTGAGCGGCCCGGTTGGCCGCGGCTGTCTTCGTCTTGCTGTTGTACCACTGCTTGTCGTTACCAGCGATGGAGCGGATCAGCTTCATCTGGTACTCGTGCATCGTGTCGATGCTGAAAGGAGTCGCGATGGCATACTGCTGAATCCGCCGCATCTCGGCGGCCGAAGTCTTCTTGGAGACACCAGCAGCAGAAAGACCCAGCTGGCCCAGAATCCGCATGTCCGCGGACTGCACACCGATGGTGGTCAGAAGAGAAGACACGGCACCGAGAGGAGCAAGCAGATGCGTGGTGATCAGCCGGCCTGTTTCGGTGATGTTCGTGCCCAGCTTCTCGATGGACTCGCCCTGCCGACGCCAGGAGGTCTGAAGGCTTCCCAGACCACGACCCACAGCGCTGACGTGGTCACTCATCTGCCGACGGTAATCACGCAGGGAGTTCCGCAGAGCCGCGGCCTGATCCCTTTGGGCATCGAGCTGGTGTTGAAGATCCTGGAGTCGTGCAGCCCTCGCCTCGGCGAGAGTCCGCCGGATGTCGTCACGCATCTGCTGCTGGGCCTGGCGCTCCGCCACGGCCTGCTCGCGTGCAGCTCTCTTAGCTTCCCGCTCACGTTCCTGGATGAGCCTGATGCGCTCGCGCTCCGCGGTCTCCCACGTACGAGCCGCATTCCGGGCCGCCTGCTGCTCCTCCCGGATGGTCGCCTGAAGGGCACGACGGGTCGCAGCCGACGTCTGAGACAGGAGCTTCTGCTTACGCTGCTCCAGCTCCGCGGCTTCGCGGAATCGCTTGGCGGCCTCCGCGCCGTAGTCCTTGGTGATCTCCTGCTCGATCGCCTTGAGGACCTTCTTCGAGTCCAGAGCGCCCTTCTCAATCTCCTTCTGCGCCTTGCGGGATACCTTGGCAGCCGTCTTAGGGACCGCAGCAAGCTCCGTGGTGAGGCCCTTTGAAAAGGCCTTGCCCGAGGAGGTGCCGGCCTGGCTCATCTGCTTCTCAAGCTGGGACTTGGTCTCCTTAAGAGCCTTCTGGTTCAGCTTGGGATAGACGTCAATGTAGCCAGATCCGACCTTGATAGGCCCCCTGCCCGATCCAGTAGACGCCATAGGGACCTCCTATAGGCTGCTCATTCTGTTGAAGAAAGCGGCCACCTCCTGGCCGCTGGCAAACTCTTTCTCTTGCTTGACTTCCTTCGGCTGGCCCGGGCGCTCCAAAGGTTCCGGAACGGGAATGTCCGCGGACGACGAGTGGGCCTTGAGAAAGAGGAAGTTGCTCAGCTCCAGAGCGTCCGAGAGACGAGCCAGAATGTATGTCTCCTGACTCCACCTGGCAGTCTCGTCCAAGGCCATGAGCAGAGTTGACCTGCCAGGCTTCTTAAGCAATGACTTGACACATACGAAAAGCTTGTGGAATGAATACCGCCCGCACAGGAAGTCATCGAGGTCCAAGTGGAAGAACTCCAGAAGATCCGCTTCCAGCTCGTCCCTGTATTCTCGAAAGCAGCGGACGGTGAGAATCAGTTTCCCGCGTCATCGCCCTCGAAGCCGGCGGTCTTGAACACCAGCTCTGAGAAAGCCTGGAAATCACGGATGGTCGGTCGGGTTGCCCGGAACTGCGCCCACTGGTCCGGGCCCACCATAATCTCCACGATCTCGTAGTCCGTCTCCGCGTAGAAGACATCCATAGGCACATCCAGACGGTCGATCGGGACCGTGAAAGTGTGGCCCTTGTACTCGAACGAAGCGGTCTTCGGAGCCTCGGAGTCGGCAGCCGGCTTGGCGGTCTTGCGGGTAGAAGTCATGGCACATCTCCTGGGGAAAGAGGGTGAGAGAAAGAGCCGGGGTTTAGGGGCCTCCCGGCAGGGCCTGTACCAAGAATCAGGAATCCATACTCTCGTTGGTGAGGATGTAGCCAAGGGACCCATCAAGGTCCATGGCGTCCATCGTGAGCTGGAAGGTCTGAGCCTGGGTGCGCTGAAGGGTGATGGCGCCCCGCTCGGACACCATCGCGCGGCCGATAACCGCACGCCACAGATTTCCCTTGTACTTCCAGTCCACCACGAGCGAGAATTCCTTGAGGTCCGGCGTGCTCGACAGGTCGAGACGGTACTGGCCGGTCGGAGTCTGAGTTCCACCCTCATCTGTCGTCACAGGCACCCAGGACGCACCGAAGAAGGTCTCCGTGACAATCTTCGACGCCTGGAGCAGAGTGGCCTGGATCTGGAAGGTCGCGCTGTCCACGTTGTACAGGACAGGAACCGCGGACTGCCATGCGCCAAGCGGGGTCGTCTGAACGGTCGGGGTGATGCTCACACCATCCTCGGTCACGTAGCCGAGGGCCTTGTAGCCGGCAGGCGGAGTGGACCCGTCCCCGACGTCCGTGGGAAGAGTCAGGGTGTCACCGGTAGGGGCAATATAAAGCATCCCATCCGGCGCAAAACGAATCTGGTCAGAGTTTCCAGAAGGCATAAGCACTCCTAGGACAAAAAGAAAAGGCCCCCAGTCAGAGGCCATCGGTCGTGTGTGGCGTCTACGCTGCCGTGTAGTAGCAGGCGACCTCTCCGCTGTAGACGTGTTCACGGGAGGCTGGGTCCGGCTCGTAATCTGGCATGGACAGTTCGTAGCAGTCCAAGAAGTAGAGACCCCCCGCCTCCACATCCCGGAGGCGGAACAGCAACTCCCGCAAATCGAAGGCGAGTTGGACCGCATCCTGCCGCTCTGCGGCATACACCTCGTACGAGATGTCGATGCGGTCCTCACAGTCACGCAATACTCGGAAACCCCCCGTGGGCTCCACGTAGACCGTGGTCTCTCCCACTTCTCGGGTGTTCATATCTCCGGTGACGCGGACAGACGATAGCTCGGGGAGGCCACGAAGGTAGGTAACGATGGCAGCAATCGGATCAGTCATCAAGCCTCGCCTTCAGGAGCACCTCCTTCAGATAGCTACGTCCGGGATGCCGTCGGCCGCCACGGTCCGTCCACCCGTACTCCTGAAGCAGCGCGTGACGGACTTTCTCATTCAACTCGATGGTGACGTTTCCGTAGTAGCCGCGAGCGTCCCGCTCGACGTGTGCGGAGATGTTCTTTTTGATCATGTTCCAGCCGGACTTGGGACTCTTTCTCCGCGGTGCCTCCTTGATGGCTGCGTTGCGAAGCGCGCCCGTGACCTCGGCCACCAGAGCGCCGGCCTCTAGCGTGGAGAACATGCGGTACTCCCAGCCCTGCTCCATGACCAGCTTGAGCCCGCTCATCCGTTCTTCGCCCTCCAAATGATCAGGTGGGTGTGACGGGTAGAGCCGTACGGCCACAGGTCCGGGGGACCGTCGATCTCGTACCAAAGCCCACGCCACTTCACACGGTGCTGGTCATCCACCAGCTCCGTGTATGGCATGTAGACGTGTAGCCGCTCCTGGGCCAGATCACGAGCAGGAGTCCTGTACTCGAAGTCACGGTCCGGCTGCACACTCGCGCGAGTCGCCAGGACGAGGGTCGGGTGATCCCAGTCCCACCGGGCGTACACGTCGTCAGACTCCGCGGCAGCATAGACCTCGATGCGCTCATCCCACTGGCCCATCAGGCCCCCTCCCGAGTCAGAGAGAGAGTGCCGACGGAAGGACGGAAGCGCCGGAGGATCTGCTTGGCAGTCTCGGAGAGGGACTGCGGGGGAGATACCCGGTCGTACTCGACCTCCCGCTCGCCCGTC